AACGACAAACTGACCTGTCATCACGATACCCGTTCCTGTTCCTGGTGTCATCGTAATAGTGTGATTATCTATTGCTACTGCTGCTGTTCCTACACTACCAGCACTTGTAGATGTTAAGTCACTGAAGTTTGGCACAGTACCAACTGTAACTGCACTACCTGGTGTGGCATCTCCTTCCACATAGGATTGTGCGAAACTGAACGCTTCACCACTGGTCGCTTGCGTGGCAGATGGAAACGAAATACTCGGAACCCCCGAAGTCGTAGACCCAAAACCGCCTAATGTAGCTGCTGAATTTGAATCTACAGTTGTGACATTGTTACCCGAAATACTGTAGCTCGAACCAATTTTATCAGCTGTACTAGCTGCTGAAAGCGACTCAAATTTTACACTCGATGATATTGAATGATTCATGTCCGCATAAGCTGGTGCGGATACAAGAAAAATAAATGGTAGTAGTCTTTTCATTTGATACCTACTTTGTTTTTACTATTATCTACTATCTTAGGACCATTGTTGTTACCTGTGCCACTTTTCTTGTTTCCTACTGAGATCCCATAGCTTCCGAGGACTCCACTGACGAGTCCAGCCGTAAACGCTCCATCAATCCTTACCTTACCCATGTATCCAAGAGTCATCATTGATAAACTCCAAGTCAAAATCAAAAATCTGATAGCGTGACCAAAGAGTTCACCCCATTCAATGCCTTCCTTTTCTTCTTCCTTTTCTTCAGCCATAAAAGTAAAGATTCTTGTCTAATACTAGCAAAGTAGCTATGTTTGGGAAGTAACACATATTTATTTCATGTATAAGATTTTAAAACCAATCTTACTTACGTTTTTAACTACAACTGCTGTTAAGAGATTAATAGTAGATTTATTAAAAACAATAGCTAAACAAACTACAAATACTTTGGATGATAGAGCTGTTGATTTATTAGAAAAACAGCTTTTTCCAATAAAATGAAAGTAACTAAATTCCTCAACATTGATATAGAACCAGCACCTCCAGAACTGGAACTACAAATTGAAATGCAATGTAGAGAGATTATGCAAGCAAATGATTTAGATAATTTAAAAAGATATTGTACTCATCTTGTTAGAAAAAAATTTGATCAAGATATTTTTATGGCTTCATTATTAAACAGACTTATAGAACTAGAAGCTAATCGTGTTGTAGCAGAGATGAGAAAAAGAAAACCCAAAAATCCTATTGCAAAGTTTTTTCGTATTCGTTAAGTTCTTTATTAGTAAAATCTTTTACTTGTAATTTTTCAATCTTATCAATTTCGTAGTTAAATTTTAGTATGGCAGTGCGAATATGTTCTGTTATCCATCCTCCTTGTTTTGAAACAACTTGAGCTTTATTCCTTTCATTAATAAAAATGTAATGGTCATAGCCCTTAAGTTCTATATCTAAAAGATTCTTTTCAAGATTTTTACGTCTTATCTCTTTTAATTTTTTTAGTTTTTTTGAGTCGCTCATTTTTCGTATGTGATAGGAGGAGGTGTAATCCAATAACGTCTGCCATTAATAATTTTAAAATGTATTTTTAGTAAGGGATCATTTACTAAGTATTGTTTAGGTTTTTTTCTCATTTGTAGATCCTCTGTAATTCTCTGCTGAGTTTTCTAGCATAGTAGTTTCTATGTATCCAATCAATTTTGTAACCAACATTAAAATGAGCTTTTCTACAAACATCAATAAGATTATCCATTAAACGTCTATCAAACTTAAAACCTCTCATCCTTTTTCTCACTTTCTCTCCTTGTTTAAAGTTTATAGAGTTTGTAGACATCCAACCTGTTTTATCAGCAGTTTCATAAGTTTCTAGCCCATTATCTGTCAACATGATGCAAGTGTAACCTGCATGAGTTTTATCTCCTTTTTTACGCAATCTTCGTAAATACAAATTCATTATGTCTCCTGTCTCTTTGTTTTTTATATGAATATATGGTTGAGTTCTTTTTCCTAAAAATATTATTTTGTCAAAATGTTCATTTTCTCTTATATCTTGTAACTCACCTAACTCTTTACCTTTTTGTATGTAATCAGGGAAAAGATATTCCTGAGTATCTTCATTGATTGGTGGAACAGTATATGGATGTACATAAGTATCATCTGTTCCTTTATCAATAAAACCAACAACTATGCCATATTTTTGTTGATTAGCACCTACATAATAAATAATATTATCTCCTATTTTTACTTGTTTATCTTGATTGTGGTTTAAATAGAAACTAGTATTCCAATTAGTCTTAGTTTCAAAAACTACTTTTTTATTTTTGGTTAAATATTCAAAATCTAATAAATTAGAATTGTTGTATTTTGATGTTGCATATATTGAAGTTTTATATTTTTCTTTTATAGTTTCTGGTTTTCTATTGTGATTTCTTTTTAGTTCTTCTAACTGACCTTCAATCTCAAGTAGTTCTTCTTTTGTAAGTTCGTGACCACAATTAGGACAAACCTTTTGTGGTTTAAAAACATAATTGCATTGTTTACAAGTTTTAAATATAGGTTTAGCTTTGTTCTTTACCTGTTCTTCATCAAAATCTAATTCCCAATGCCTTTCGATATCTACAAAGTCATGCCTATAAGTATTGCCAACATGATCCAATACTATTGCTGTTTTGCCTTCTTCTGGTCTTAATATTCTTCCTACTTGTTGAACATATAAAGCAAGAGAGTTCGTTGGGCGAAGGAGGATAGCTCCTGTCACGCAAGGTAAATCAGTTCCCTCGCTAATGATATCGATAGAAACAACAACACTTATCTCATGGTTTCTTAATTTATCAAGAACTTTATCTCTCTCAGGTAGTTTCATTTCACCTGTTAATAATTCTGCCTTAACACCCTCTTTTATAAACTTTTCATGCACTTTTTTAGCATGAGCAATATCAACACAAAAAGCAATAGCTGGTTTATCTAATAGATGTTTTTTATATTGTTCAACAGCATCACCAATAATCATTGGTTGATCCATAACTTTTTTTAAATCTTTTTTTTGATACTCTCCTCTTTTTAATCTGCAACCAGTTAAGTCAGGTTGTTTAGCTCCAGCAAATACTTTGTGATTACATAGATAACCTTTTGAAACTAAGTCATTAGTTTGTACATCAGATATGAGGACGTTAAAAAACTTACCTAAAGGTTTGTTATCTAAACGTATGGGAGTCGCTGTTACTCCTACCTTTATGGCATCTTTATATCTTTTGACAATCTTTAACCATGTAGATGCAGCAATGTGATGTGCTTCATCAAAAATAATTATGTCAGGAACAAACTTTTCTTTTTCGATGTTTCTGTAAAGAGTATAAACAGAAGCAACTTGTAAAGGTTGAGTATTATCCCTGGGAAAACCAGAGGCGATGATTCCGTATTTAGAATCAATCAAATCAAGCTTTTGACAAGATTGTTTAATCAATTCTCTTTTATGAACAAGAACCATTACTTTCTTGCCTTTATTTACAAAATCTCTTGCTAACTCTGAAAAGATAACTGTTTTACCTGCACCTGTAGGCAGAACAAGTAGAGGAGATTTATTTTGATTTTGGAGTTGAAGATTTAACTGCTCTAAAGCAGTGGTTTGGTATTCTCTTAATTGCATTGGAAGGTAGTTAGAGTTTTAAAAAGGTAGTTCTTCGTTTACAGATTCGATCTTCTGTGGATTAATGTTGCCAAATACTCCGTATGGTCCATCCATCGCTTTAGAGTAGATTTGTACACACTTAGTTTTAACTTTCTCTTTTTTGTTGAAATCGTAGACTTCTCCATCTTTGGCTTTTGAATTTACTAGGTTCTGTAAATGATCTATCAAATGAGTAACAGAGTCAACAGGAATTGTGAGACTCAAGACTTGTTTCTCAGGGTCAAATCTATCGTCACTAATGTTCCATTTGATTGGTAAAGGAAGTGCTGGATTGAAATCAGGCATGATTAAAAAATTCTTTTAATAAGTTGTTTAAAAATTGGTTAGTAGAGAGATTGCTCGACTTGCAATGCTCTCTTACTTGAGCAGCTAATTCATCAGAAGTACGCACCCCTAAAACATTTCTATTAAGGTTTTTTTTCTGGGCTGCCCTTCTCTCTTCAAGTTGTTTCATAATTGCTTGTCCAGAGAAGTCTGCTTCTTCTGTAGTCATAGTGTGTCATCTATTTTTGATATAGCATGACTTAAAAACTCACCATGTAAAGCAGTTGTAATATGTCTGGTAATCTTAGTATCTTTGATTCCAAACTTTTTCCTAAATGATTCAATAAGTTCCTTCATTTTATCAGGGTTTGATTCGTGAAGACTTTGAAGTTGTTCAAGAATTAATGCTTTAGCTTCCTTAGATATTGGATCAGGAAGTTTCTCTAAAACTGATGTAGGTTTTAAAGGTTGATTAGGTCTAGTTGGAGTTTCTGCTACACCTTTTTTAGGTGCTGGTGCTTTAGTTAATGAGTTACCATCATCATCATC